CTACGGCTGCGACGATTCAGACGGCCGTCCAGGCACTTTCCAGCGTTGGCGCGGGCAACCTGCTCGTCACCGGCGGTCCGCAGTCGACCACGCCAACTGTCTACACGGCTGCTGGCAACCTGCAGGGCTCGGTTGCCCTCAGCCTCAACGTCAGCCTCGTGACGGGTTCCAGCCCGGTCGCTGGCGCAGTGCACACCACGACTGGTATCGCTGGTTCCCTCGATGGCCGCAGTTCTACGGCGGGCATCGTCGGCCTCAACGACACCTTCCTGCCGTGGCAGTTGCTCAACCACGACGAGCAGATCGCGGTCACGTATGAAGCGACTGCGGTTCAGGCATGGTGCATCGAGCTGACGGCCGCGGGAACTCCGCAGGCTTGCCAGAACGCGACGGCGACTGCAATGGTCGCCCAGAAGAGCATGTCGCTGACCTTCTACTAGTCGACGGCCAGCAACGGCCTGCAGTCGATCCGAACCGAACACAGAGGATGTTTCCATGAACCCTGGTGCTGGGCTTGCCTTCCCGGCCGCGACTGCTCCGGCTGGTCCTCAGTTCGGTGTGCCTGTCGGCGGCGGAACGCAGTTCTCGAACCCGATTCCTCAGGACCGCTTGGTCGCCAAGGAGGTCTCGCTCGGCGTCATTCGCGAGATTGTCCTGCCGCAGAACCACATCGGCCTGAGTCTCATTGCGCCGTTCCTTGAAGTTCCGACGGACGACGTGATCTTCCAGTACGCTCTCGGCATGTCCGACGGCCTGGTCCCGGCGCGTGCGGAAGACGCCGAGTCAGAACTCAGCCAGAAGGACGACATCTTCGAGCTGGAGGGTCGCGCGTCCGTCATCGACTGGGCGGTCAAGGACCACTACAGTGCGTCGGATGTCTCGCGGTACCGGGAGTGGCTGCTCATCCAGCAGCAGCTCCGGGACACCTCGAACCTGCCCCTGACGGCCCAGTCGGCCACCGAGGACTGGCAGGCGCGGCTGGCCCGCGATACCCTGCGGCGCCGCCGGAAGATCGACAACCGGATGGAGTGGCTCATCATGAGTGCGCTCTCGACCGGTGCCATCGCTTACAACGATGGTCGGATCAACTTCACGGTTGACTACGGTCGCCCGGCGCAGCAGAACATGGTCATGGGTAGCACGCTGATCGACCCGGCTGGTAACGCCGCGAACGTCACGATGAACGCCAACTCGTGGATTAAGACTACAGGTGACGGTGATCCCATCGGGGACATCATCAGCCTGCAGAACTGGTTCTACGACGCGTATGGCATTCGCCTCAACCGGGCGATTGCGTCGCGGCGCGTTCTGAGTCAACTGTGGAACTCGTCGAAGTTTACGGCTCGCACCGGCTTGGTGGCGGCGGGTACCCCGCTGTCCTCGCCGATCGACCCGAAGTACCTGCTCGATGGCTGGTCGCCACAGGCGGCTCAGACGATCATCGAGAACGCGACTGGCGTCTCGTTCATCGAATACGACTCGGTGTACCGTACGCGGCCGGTCGGCTCGACCACGACCACGAACAACCGCTTCCTGCCGCAGAACAAGGTGATCTTCCTCCCCAGTGAGGACGACATCGCCCAGTTCGACGACACTCAGATCGGGTTCGCCAAGACGCTCACCTCGCCGCACCCGGCGGGCCAGTGGACGTCGGGCTACTACGAGTGGGAGAAGGACTTCGGCGTCGACCCCTGGGGTCTGGACGTCGGCACCGGCATCAAGGCGTTCCCGGTCTTCCTCCACATGGAGCTGACCGCGACGTACACCATCTCGGCGATTGATGGGTCGGTCTAAGCGATGGCCGTAAAGGCGTTCACCGCGAAGGTGAAGATCGGCAGCAAGGTGCCGAACGGGGCCGGGGTGACTTCGGTTAGCTTCTACCCGAACTACGGCTCCAACGGGGCCGAGATCAACAAGGAGTGGGCGGCATCGACACCTGGCCTCTCCTACCAGATGTCGATCAAGAACGAACTCGCGGACCGGCTCAACATGGGCGACGAGTACACCGCGACGTTCACGCTCGACGACAAGGAAAGCGAGGTGGCTAGCGATGTCAGCAACTCGTCTGCCTGATGGCTCGGTCGTCATACAGCCCTCTGGTCAGCGACCGATCCCCGGTGGTAACCCGGCCAAGCGCGCACCTACGGTAGCAGCTGGTACCGGCGGCGGCGGCAACAAGGGTGGTCGCGTCGGCGTCACCACGAAGCAACCGGGTCGGGCAGCGGTTTCGAAGACCGCGTACTGATTCGAGGCAATACGCATCACTGATGGGCGGGGCGGGTCTGAAAAGCCCCGACTCGCCCATCATCCTCAGGACACATCACGACAGGAGAGCCTCTCATGGAGGATGTCAAAGACAAGGCCATCGATGAGGACGCGGTCGATGGTGTCGACGAAGATGCGGCCGAAGTTGGCGATGCCAGCGCGGCCCCGGAGCGTGGAGATGGTTCGGACTACGTCCCCCAGTATCTCCGCGACGACCCCAATGCTCGCGACTGGCGTGTCGAAGGCAACGATGTCCGTGACTTCATCGGCGTCGACCCGGAGTACATGAACTACGCGACAGACGCCGGAAAGCCGTCGCTGACGGACGCGGACCGGCTGCAGTACACCGATCAGTACGACCACCTGATCGGCAACGCCGACGATGACCCTGAGTATGCCGAGGGAGGCGCCAGCGTCGTCGAGGTGATTGAGATCGACGAGAACTCCACGCCAGAGGATATCGAGGCGGCACTGGCCAACGGCAAGGCGATCAAGGTCAACCCATCGGCTGACCTGAGCGACCTCGGCGAGAAAACTGGGACCGGGCCACTTACCCTCTCCTAGCGCTAGCTGGACCGAGCAAGTTTCGATTCGAAGGGGGCGGGGATGACCACGACTTATTCACTTGTTGCGGACATGCTGGTCGGAACCGTCCCGGCCCCCTCCGAAGAGGTCGGACAGATGTACGTCGAGGACGCGGCGAATGAGATCGATATCGCCCTTGGCCTCCGTTACGTTACTCCTATTGTCGTGGACGAGTCAATCCCAGCAAACCTGATCACTGTCAAGTGGCTACAGCGGATTAACAACTTCATCGCGACGGCGCGCTGGCTTATGGCTGCGCAGGCTGGCGCGGAAGCTGAACAGGTCAACGCTTACGCCGCTCAACTGCTCAAGGAAGCGCAGGCGGCGCTCCTTAAAGTCACCAACGGCGACATCGTTCTGCCTGGTGCACCTTTCATTGACGCAACTGACGTTGGCATTCAGGGGCCGCTGATCGGCCAGCAGGACATCGCCTCCAACGTTGATAGCTTCTATACCTTCGTTCAGCGGGCACCTTACCTGTACCCGGACCCCAATCCTGTAATGCCCGCCGGTGGCGCGCCATGGGGACCGCCAGAAGGCTCCTGGTGCTACCCCTTCATCGGTGGCGGGTAGGAGAGCGCAATGGCTAAAACTGTCGCCTCGGGAATGTTCACTATCACTCTCGATGATGCTCGGGTGATGCAGCAGCTGGATATCATCCAACTGATTCTTGGCGAAGCGTCGATGGAGAAGTTTCTCCTAACTGCAGCCGTCCCGTATCTGCAGGACAGGATTGATCAGAGGTTTGCCGATGAGGGGGACGACGTTGTCGGCCAGTGGCAGGATCTCGCAGATTCGACGATCTCTATTCGCCAGTCTGCTGGGTTTCCTGGCGATCATCCGATCAACTATCGGACTGGAGAGATGCTCGACTACCTTGATACCAACGAAGGCGAGATAAGTCCAGGCAACGGCGACGTTCGCATCACCTTCCCAGGTGGTGACATGCCGGTCGAGATTCAGCAGAAGTTGATGACGGCCCAGTTTGGTCGGGATACTCCAAAGACACCAAAGCGTCCAGTTCTAGGGATAAATCAGATCGATGCGACAGACCTGACGGACGATCTATCTGAGTATCTTCAAACTGGATTGATCGGTATCTGATGAGCCTTTTCGATGAGACCACTGAGGTCTTTCCGAGTAACGCGATCCAGTTGATCTGTGATCGCGCGGCGATGCTGTATCCAGATCTTTTCATCATCCAGCGGATGCTTCGTCAGGCAGATCCAACCCAGAGTCTCGGCGTTTATCCGCTGAACTGGTTGCCAGATGAGGGCAGTTACGAGACCGGCAACTTCGAAGAGCCGACGATCCAGAGATACGTGATCGGCGTGCAGACCTTCGTGATGCATGCCGATCCGGTTAAAGGCATACAGATTCATTCTGTGTTGTCGAAAGTGATGCGCTCTTTGCTTTACAACGATGTACCGCTCAGCGTAGGATTGAACCAACTCCAGATCACCATGTTCGGAAAGACGGAGAAGATCCAGCGGCGCGGAATTGCTCGGACCAAGTACCTGAGCAATGAGGTGCGCGGACAATTTCTTTATCTGTCTACTACCGAGTATTGGCTTGAGACGCAAACACAGTAGGGACGCCTGATGACCGAACCGCAGGAGTTGTCGATCGAGGAGCGGCGTAGTCGCAATGACGCTGTTCGTGATCTGACGCGCTCCCTCAAGACGGAGACTGAATCGCGTCTCCAGGAAACCCACGATGACGTCCAGGTGCGCAAGCTGGATGAGGACCACGCCGCAGCGCAGAAGGAGTTCAGCGAAGAGGTCACCCGCGCCTTGGGCAGCGGAACGATCTCCGACGCGCGCGCAGCGATGCTGCTTGCGGCGGCTGGCATCGACCCTGCGCCCATCGAAGTCCCGGTCCCACTTCTCGTTACCACGCAAGAAGACGCGAAGGAAGAAGAACCGCCCGGCGAAGGCGAGCCACCGCCCGAAGAGTTGACGCCTGCGGAGCAGGCGGAAAAGACCAACGAGGCGCAGGATGGCGAACTTGCCGCTGCAGCTCCGGTCGATCCACCTAAGCAGATGGCTGCCTTCGGCGCCACTGCGACCGGAGAGGAGAAGTAACCCATGGGTTTCTCATCCCAGGCTGGTCACGTCATCCTCCGTACGCAGGCGGTGGCGGGAACCTTCCAAGCTGACATTACGACCCTCGGCGTCGCGATGAAGACCAAGACCGGTGCACTTGCGCCGTCTCGTACACTGATGGTGCCGGACCCGGAGATCGGCGGTGGCCGTGACGTTACGGACGCCTTCCTCGGTCCGGTCTCGTATGCTGGTGACTACGAGTTCTACACGCGCCTCAACGGCGTAATGACGCTTTTGCAGGCAGCACTCGGGACGCACGTCGTTGGCCCGGCTGGTACGCAGGACGTGCAGACGCTCGGTTACACTGGCACGGCCACGAGCGGCACTTTCACGCTCACCTACGGTGCTCAGACAACTGCAGCGATTCCGTTCAATGCGACGGCTGGTCAGATCCAGACGGCCCTCGCAGCGCTGAGTAACATCGGCGACAACGACATCGCTTGCACGGGCGGCCCGCTGTTCCAGGGCGCTGCTACTGTCGTCTGCACCTTCGATGGCTCGCTGAACGGCACAACCACAGCGATCACTGCGACCAGCACGAGCCTCGTCGGCTCGTCACCTATCGTGACCGTCACCCACACCACAACTGGTCTCAGTAACGCCGCTGGTTTCCAGCACCTGTTCGTTCCGTTCGATGGGCAGCTTAACTTCCTGTCGATCGAAGAGCAGATCTCCGGCGGTCCCGTCTTCGACGTCTGGCAGTATACGGACGCCGTAGTCAACACGCTGCACTTCGAATGTGCGGCAGCTGGCTACTTGCTCGGCACAGCGGGCATGATTGCCCGCGTGCAGAACGCTGTCGTCAGTCCGATCACCAACCCGGCGCTTTACGACAACAGCGACCTGATGGTCGGCACCAACATCACGATCACTTATAACGGCGTCAGCCTCGCGGCCAAGTCGTTTAAGTTCGATCTGGACAACCAGTTCGCCGCCGACGACTTCCGTCTCGGTAGCTTCATCCTCGGCGACCTGACGGCCAAGCGACGCAACATCACGGTCGGCGTGACCATTCGCGAGCAGGACAAGACGCTGTGGCGTCAGGCGGTCTACGGCAGTTCGGCAGCAACCAGCCCGGGCGGCGTGGTCAGCAAGTCGCCAATCGTCATCACCATCAGCACTTACAGCAACATCCCCGGCTCGTCGCCGTTGCTGGCTAATACGTTCAAGCTCGTCTTCCCGCTGGCTGCACTGGAGCCGTATGCGTTGAAGGTGTCGGGTGACGACATCATCGACTCGGACATCGTCTTCCAGCCGCTTCGTCCGGTGACCACGACGCCGATCATGAAGGCGTACGTCACAATCGCGACTGGTGGTAACCCGGCTTAGCGCCGGACCAAGGAGAACCGTGATGGTTTCCATCGTTCTGCGCATTGCTGCGCTGTTCGTGCTGATACTCATCATGTTCGGCGTGACGGCCAGTTTCTCGTTGCTGGCTCTCGCGTTGAGTCTGTGGGTTGCAGCGTCGATCGTCGATCGGCTCTGGCCTTGGACTCGCAACACAGTAAACCGAACTTAGGGAGTCTGAAGTGACAAACGCCCGGTTCGAGCACCATGAAGGTAAGGTTGTTGTCGTCGTCGATATGACTGGCGTCAACAGAGAATTAGCCGACATAAAGTCTATGTTACGGCAAGTAATCGGGAAAGAAGGTCAGATCATGGGCAAGCAGGACGACATTGACGCATCGGTTGCAGCTGTCGGCACGATGGTCACGGATCTCCGCGACTCGGTCGTACCCGGCATCGCCGGGGCGCAGACCAAGCTCGACCAGGTCATCGCCGACCTGAACGCGCAGGGTGTCGACACGTCGGCACTCGCGAGCATCACGGCGGATCTCGCCGACGCGAAGGGCAGCCTCGACTCGACGGTTGCAAATCTGGTCGCGGACCCGAACATCCCGACGCCGCCCGCCGTCTAAGTCAGGGTAACTAGAAGTGCCGGACGCCAGTAAAGACAAACTGGCGTCCGGCTGCGTCTCAAGTCAGTAAGTCCAAAAGGTTCAGGAGGACCTGCAATGACTGTTCATGACAAGTCGGCTGTACTTCAACTCGGCAATCTGCCGGACCCGACAGATCCTGGCGAGAACCCGAGCATCAACGCCGAGATGGCCGACGATACCGGCTACGGCGATTACTATGGCTTTAGCGAGTTCAGCGAGTGGTTCTTCCCGGACGGCAAGCAGAAGATCGAGTTCAAGAAGCTGAACGAAGGCGAACGGGCTCGATTCCAGAAGGCGACATCCAAGTCGCTCAAGATGAGCCGGTCAAACGACGAGGCCAGTCTGGCGATCGACCAGGCGACGGATCGGCACGAGCTCATCAAGGCCAGCGTCACCGGCTGGTTCCTGGTGCAGAAGCGAGGCGAGCAGGATGGTAGCATCACCATCGTTCCGCTCTCGTTCAGCAAGGGTAGCCCGAATGCGGCCCTTGAGCAGTGGCTGGTAAAGGCGAACCCGAAACTGATCGATGACCTGCATGCGGCCATCATCAAGGCTAACCCGTTTATGCAGGCCGACGTCACCGTCGAGATGATCGACGAGGAGATCGAGAAACTGCAGAAACAGCGCGCCGAGATCGTGGAGCGTGACGCGGGAAAAAGCTCTTCCTAGCCCAGGTCGAGGCTTTCGCGCATGACGAGGAAGTAACTAATCCAGTCGGTGCGATTAGGATCTTCGCTCTGCTAGCTGGGATGAAGTGGGCACACCTTCCAGTCGAGGGAGGCATGTATGACCAGGACCCAGAGTTCGTGTCAGATATGTTCTATATCTTGACTCAGGTGAACAGGGCCCAGAACGAAAAGATGGAAGAGCAAACGAAGACGACTGGCAAGGGTAAAAACAAGGGACTCCTTGGTCACCCATCGCGAGTGAGATCGTAAATCGGAACGCGGCTACTGGTAGACGGGGGTAGCCGCGTTCCGCTATTCTCTGTCATGTAGGGCACATGAGGTCCAGTGTAGGTCGTGATAAGACCAAGGAGCCTCAGTGAACTCCATCCTCAGCATTCAGATCCGAATCACCACCGCGCAGGCGCAAACAGCTCTCGCGGCGATTCGTGCTCAACTGACTGCTCTCGGTGGCAGCATGACCTCCGCGATGACGCGGACAAATGGCTTTGGTAGCTCCCTTTCTGGGACACTCGACCGGATGTCCAGCTTTGGTAGCAAAACGCAGTGGCTCGGTCGTCAGCTAGAGTACAACTTCACCTTGCCTATTGTCGCAGCCGCTGCGGCGGCGATGAAGTTTGAACTCGCTAACGAGACGGCGTTCGTTCGCATCCAGAAGGTATATGGCGACGCGTCCATGTCGTCGGCTCAGATGACGAGCGAGACGAACGCCCTTCGCAAGGCATTCGAGCTACTGTCGGACGAGTTCGGCGTCAGCCAGGCGGACGTACTCAACATCGCTGCCGACTGGGCTGCAGCTGGCGTTTCTGGTGTTGCTCTCGCGAAGTCAGTGCAGTTGACACTGCAGACGATGATCTTGGGTGAGCAGACAGCCTCCCAGGCAACCCAGTCGTTGATCTCGATTCAGGCGCAGTACGGCCAGAGTATCGAGCAACTGACAACTACCATCGATGTCTTGAACATGGTGGAGAACCAGACCGGCATCTCGATGCAGGGCCTGATTGAAGGTTTTCAGCGAACAGCTGGTGTCGCGGCGACGTCGGGCGTGAGTGTCCGCTATCTTGCTGCTGACCTAGCCGCCCTGGTGCCAGCTGCTGGTACAGCCGCGCAGGCTGGTAACTCGCTCAAGACAATCTTCACACGCTTGATGTCGCCGACCACAACGGTTAGCGATGCGCTAAAGGACATGGGTATTAACACCCAGGCGATGTCTTTTGAGCAGCTAAACGCGCAGCAGCGCTTGCTGCTGGTGGCGCACGCGTACAATACTCTGAGTGACGCGCAGCAGGGTTACGTCGGCAAGCAGATCGCTGGCGTCTATCAGGTGTCACGGTTCAACCAGTTGATGACTGAGTTGAACTCGTCTACCGGGTACTACGCCAAGGCGCTAGCGTCCACCACGGACCAGACAAAGGTCTACCAGCAGGCGCAGAAGGAACTCAACCAGGTCCTCGACTCAAACCCGCAGAAACTAAAGATCATCTGGACCACGCTCCAGAACGCGATGGCGGACATCATCCAGCCGATGATCCCGGCGATTCTGTATCTGGCCCAGTCGGTTGCTAGCCTGGCTAACTGGTTCGCCAACCTGAATCCGGCTGTGCAGAAGTTCGCGCTGTTCTTCCTGCTAGTACTGGCTGGCATTGGCCCGGTTCTGCGTATCCTCGGTGCGGTCCAGATCCTGATCGCCGAAGTCGGCAAGGGCTTCGTCGCCATCTTTAATCTCGGCAGGTGGCTGGTTACTGGCATCGTTGCCGTAGCCGAGGGCGTACTCGATGCGATCGTTGCGATTGGTACCTTCCTGATTGGTTGGCCAGGTCTAGTCGTCGCTGCCGTCGTTCTCGTCTTCGTTGTGTTCTGGAAGCAAATCAAACAGGGTTGGCAAGATTTTGTTACCTGGTTGCAGCAGTACTTTGACCTGAGTACTATTTTCAAGCCGTTGGCGGACGCAGCTAACGCTGTTGTTAACTTCGTTCTCAGCGCATTTGATGCCTTGCCAAAGGGCATCCAGAATGCGATGATCGCAGTCGTCAACACGATTGCCTCGGCCGCGCAAGCGATCTATGGCTGGTTCCAGCACATCAACCCGCTGCAGCGGCACTCGCCGTCGCACGTTGACAACGTCAAGTCTGGTGTCGGCGAGATCAAGAACCAGTTCAACGAACTGGAGACGGTTGAGTCAGCATTCAGTAAGGCAGCCAAGGATCTTAAGGACTTCGCAGCTGCTGTCAAATCGGTCGAGGCGGCAGCGCAGTCAGCCGACTATGCAGCGATTCGCAAGGAGCTGCTGGGTATCGCCAAGGATGCGGTCCCGGCTTTCGATGCACTCATTAATGACCTGAAGCCACTCAATAAGGAACTCGCCGCAGTCAACGTAAACCTGCAGGCACAGCAGGCGATCGTCGACGCCCTCAAGGTTAAATTGGATGCAGCTAACGATTCGCTGAGTACTCAGAGTGATGTCCTGGATTCGATGAAGAATGCCATCGATAGCTTCTCGAACCGAGTCGCCTCGATCAACGGCGACCTGGAAACTCTCGGTGGTATCCAGAAGTCATTGCGCGAGGCGGGTGCTGGGTCGGATATCTTGTCAGCCTACGACGATCAGATCAACGCGCTACAGAGTCAGAAGAAGGGTATCAACGATCAGCTAGCAGCGGCCCAGTCGGCATACACCACACAGAAGGCCCTCGTTGATTCGTTGACGGCTTCGCGCGATGCCCTGCAGGTGACCTACGACTCGGAGAACGCTTCCCTAACCACGATCCAGGCGCAGTACGATAAGATCAAGAACCAGATCGATGCGATCACGACTGCTATCTCAGACTTCGACTCTGCCGCGCAGAAGTTGGCATCGAACGCGACCAAGAAGGCTGGCGGAGCTGCCGGTGGTTCTAGCGCATTCAGCGCGGGCGCGGGGGCCAACTTCCCATCAGTCAAGGGCGGCGCTGCGCTAGGTCGCGTCGGCGGGGCGGGCGATCAGACAGCACAGATCAACGCTTTCACTCAGGATCTGTCAAAGAAACTGGGCGGAATGCTCGGCGGTTTCAGCCTGGACTTCACCGGTCCGATCAAGAAGGGCTGGAATGCGGCGATGGGCTGGCTCGATAAAGAGCTGGGACCGTCGTTCAACGCCATCGGCAAGGGCTTCTCGGAGATGTTCAAGAATATGCCGAACCCGTTCAAGGGTCTCGACATCTCTAGTTGGATTGGACTTTTCCAGGACTTCTTCGGATCGATTGCCATCTTCGCGCTAGCTACGTGGAAGGTTGTCTGGCCGCCAATCTCGGGCATCGTCAAGATCCTTGGTGGCGCATTTATGGATGCCTGGCATGCCATCTTGCCGGAGATTGCGAAGTTCAAGGACCTAATCGGTCCGACCGGAGAACTGCTAGAAGACCTGTGGACGATAATCAAGCCGTTCGCCGAGATCCTCGGCGGCCTGCTGGTTGGCTCGTTCATGGTATTGGCTGAAGTTTTCAAGGACACTTTGAGTCCAGTTCTTGGGTTTGTCATCGACCTGATTACGAACACACTTAAAGTGTTGCGTGGTGTTCTTGAGTTCATCCTCGGCGTATTCACTGGCAACTGGAGTCTGGCCTGGAAGGGCATCAAGGACATCTTCGGTGGCATGTGGAATGAGATCATCTCGGTCTTCAAGAATTTTGGCCTACTGATCTACAACATCTTCAAGGGGTTCATCGAAGGGATCTGGAACTGGTTCAAGTGGCTGTACGACGAACTGATCGGCCACAGTATCATCCCGGACATCGTGAACGGTATCATCGCCTACTTCACCTTGATGAAGGACATCGTAGTTGCCATTTGGACTGCGTTTGTCGGAGCTCTGAAGCTAGTCTGGAACAAGGTACTCAAGCCGCTGTTCCAGGCAATCGGCGACATCATCTACGGCATCGTTGACATCATGAAGGCGATGGTGTCCCTCGTTCGTGGCAAGTGGAGCGGATTCATCGACAATGTTGACTCGGCTCGTGACAAGTTCAAGTCGGCCATCTCTAAGATCACCAGTGTCATTAGCGGCATCGGTAGTGTCTTCAAGTCGATGTACAGCACCGTCAAGGGCTGGATCGACAAGTTGGTCAGTTCGGTTACTGGCATTAAGACTCGGATAGCTTCCGCTTCGTCCACATTGTGGGACGGCATGAAGAACGCAGCCAGGGCGGCCTTTAATGGAATCGCGAACATCTGGAACAGTTCAGTCGGCAGCGTCAGCTTCCATATTCCTGGCTGGGTACCAGGTGTCGGTGGCGACGGCTTCAGCTTCCCACGGATGCCCACGTTCGCTCAGGGTGGAAAGATCGTCAACGAGGCAACCGCTATCGTAGGCGAGGGCCGTAGGGGCTTCCCGGAGTTCGTGATCCCGACTGATCCGCTATATCGCGAAAACGCGAAGCTACTGTTCCAGCAGCTAGGCAAGCAACTTGGCATCGATATTTCTACGCCGTTCGCAGCCAGCATGGGCGTGAAGCAGTATGCATCTGGTGGCGTCCTCGGTGGCATCGGTGCGATGACAATGAAGAAGACTGCAGACGGATCGATTCGTCTACAGTCGCCAGTCACGATGAATATCTACCACTTCCACGGAGATCTTTCGTTCCCGAACGTTAAGAACGGCGGCGACGCTGAATCGTTCATCCGGAACCTGCAAGTTGTTGTCGGGAGCTGAGCCTAAATGACAAGTACCAACCTGAGCACGGTCGGGTTCAACTCGACTCTGTCGCCGGTTATCAAGAAGGCGACGGCGACACTCACTGATGGTTCTGTCGTGATGATCGTGCCTGACACGAACAACGCGGCAGCGTTTGGCGTGGACCAGACCGGCGTGGCGAAAGTCCGGGTCTACAAGTCGAACGTGGCTCGGACTACCTGGGCACTGAATATGACCTGGACGCCTGCGACTGTCTTTGCGTCGACGACGTTCCAGGCAGTCATGTCGATGGTCCTTGACTCGGGCAACCACATGCACGTCGTTTGGGCTGGCACTGACAACAGTCTCAACTACGTTGTACTGACTTGGAACGGAACGATCTGGGCAGCTGGTACCAAGCAGATCGTCGCGGCCAGTAATGCTGTGACTCGCCGCTGGCGTTCAGTTGACATCGACGTGGTAGCTGGCACTTCGACCACAACTGCTTCGCTGGCGATCACCGGCTTCGAGGCGAAGACGAACGCTAGCCTTTCGGCGTTCACTCGTCTCTACTGCCGCAAGAACGACAACACAACTTGGGTTAACGCTTTTACTGAAGACCAGGGCGGCCTGTCCGGCGGCGCGTTGACGATTAAGCCAGGCTCGGAAGATACGTCCGTCTGCTGCGATAACACTGGCATCGTCAGCAACACCATACAACTGGCGATGTCGTACACCCGAATGACGACGACACTCGACTACGGAGACAACATCCGTGAGCTGACGTTTAACGTCAGCACCGGCGCGGCGGCAACCACACTCGGCATCTGGAGCCAGTTTAACAAGGGAGTTGGTTCGCCATACCGCCGCATCTGGCTTTACCGAATGATCGGCGGTACATACAAGTACCAGGCAGCCCTCGTCGCGGGTGCATCACAGCCGCAATTCTCCGTTGCGCGACTTGCAACTGGCGTTTACAGTGGTGTACCAACTGACGTCGTTCTGTCTTCGGGTACTGGTGGTGCCAACGCTAACAGCGCTATTTATACTGGCTCGACAGCTTACAACTATATCTGTAGTTCGTTTGTCGACAACCAGGTGATGTTCGCGTTCATCACCAGTAATGTGCCGACTTACGTAGCCGGTGCGCACAACGCTGTCTTGAGTGCACTCACGTTCACTTATAACTTGAATACTGACGCGCACGCCGCTCGCAAGGACACTGCTGCTCGACCACTCGATAACATCTTTGTTTATCAGGCAGCGTACTATCCGATTGCCATCTGGGGCGCTGGTAACAACATCAACTTCGGTGGTCTACATGAGTGGAACTTCCTCACCTGCATTGGTCAGGCAGGTAGCACCTATCTGACGACTGCTCCGGTGGTTCGAGCTATTACTGATGTCACCTTTAACGCTCCAACCAACGCAGCCCCGGTCGGCGTACAGGCGAAGGATACTCCGCTACTGCAGGTGACCTCTCAGGCGCCGGTGCAGTATCCGCTCGCCCTAGGTAAGATGCAGTGGAATATTGCCTCCGACGCTGCCTTTACGACGAACGTGCACGCCATCACCGAGCTGGACTCTGCTTACAGATACATGGGCAGTACATCGGCTGCGGCGGCTCCGCTGATGACGACCAAGCACCAACTGTCCGGTCTTGGTGTAGAGAAACTGTTCACCGGCACCTGGTATATCCGGTCTCGTATCTTGAGCGACTTGGGCTCGATCGGTGCCTGGTCGCTCACATCTACCTTCAGCGTACTGCATCAGCCGACCGCGATCCCTACCAGTCCTTTAGCTGGTGCGGTGGCGCCGTTCTACTCGCCTGGGTCTGCATTCACTTGGAAGTTCAGCGACACCGAGGCTACCGACACGCAGACGGCGTACCAGGTGCAAGTGTATCGGTACGACACCAATAGTCTCATCTACGACACGACCAAGGTAACTTCGTCAGTTACCTCGGCAAATATCGCAGTCGCATCGACTTACAAGGACATTCCGCTTTACTGGCAGGTTTCGGTTTGGGACTCAGACAACACCCAAGGTCCCTACTGTAATCCGGTGTCGTTCACGCTATCCGACCCGCCGACCGCAGCGTTCACGGCACCACTGGACGCCGGGACGGTGGCATCGGCGGCGCCCGTGGTCACGTGGAACTATTCGTCTGCGACGGGCAGGGTTCAAAACGCTTACAAGGTTGACGTCGATCCGGCCCGCTTCGCTGATATCTTCGCGCGCGTGACTGCGAATGGCTTCGGTACGCCCTCCAGTGGTGGAGTTTGGAACATCATCTCTGGAGCCGCCAGCAACTTTAGCACTGATGGTACCTACGGCAACCTGTTTATCGGCAACGTCGTCGGTGCCTTCCGAGCAATTTTGGACGGCGACAACGTCTCCGACTCGGATATCAGCTACCGACTTGGCATCAACGTTACGGCAATCGGCAACCCGATCGCTGGCAAGATAGTCGTGCGCTTCATAGACACTGGTAATTACACCCTCCTTGGTGCCAACTTTAATACAGATGGAACGTTCGCTATGAACATCCAGGTATTGCAGGCGGGTGTCTTCGTCTACTCGGCGAACGATGGTGGCAACTCTGGAGCACCACACACTTATACACCAGGCACCGACATCAACTTCCGGGTCCGAGTAACTGGCCAGCGCATTCAGTGTAAGACGTGGCCGTTGACGGCGAATGAGCCAGCCAACTGGGATCTCGATTCTGGCGTCCAGCAGGTGATCAACCCGATCACTGGTCCTATGGGTCTGTACGCTCTGCAGAACGCTGGCGTGACGAACACTACGACAGTTATCCGGATCACTAATTTGTCGGTCTGTGACGCGGACCCGACGAACCGCGTCAGCAGTGGTTGGATTTCTAGCGCCCTACAGCAGTATCAGTTCAACGCGAACGTGATTGCCCAGGGTTCGTGGTACGTCTTTAGAGTAAACATCCAGGATGCTGCTGGACTTCTCGGAAATGCCAAGGCGCTAGACGTTGCTGTCTGGACGCCGGGCGTACTGGCGCACTACTCGATCCTGCCGACCGAGTTGTACGCGCAGATTACTTGGGATAACACTACTCAGGATACTGACTTTAATAGCTGGCGAGTGTGGCGGCGCTATAATGTCGCAGCCAACGCCGACATGGATACTCAGAATACTCGTAGTACCTGGGTCATGCTCTACGAGATTCAGGATGGCAGCTCTACCAGCTTCACGTACAACGACTACCTCGCGCCACAAGGCAAGAGCGTCGATTACGTGGTTACTCAGACGGTAGATCGCTTCGGCGCACTGATCGACTCGGCCATCGGTAGCTTCACCACTATCGTGATGCCAGGTGATCGTTACGTCTTCGTGCCCGATGTCGCGATTGGCTCGATCGCTTCGTTCGAGGCGAAGAACGTAACAGCCGATGGCTACACTGACGGCATCGAGCAGGCGACGATTCTGGTGGTCGATCGCGGCAACCAGGTGCAACTTGGCTCGGCTACCGGCGTTGTCGGCACACTGAGTATCCAGTTGCGGGATATCGTCTCGGCTCAGGGTGACAAGCAGTTCTTCCAGTATCTGGCAAAGAACCGGGTCGGATGTTATATGAAGACTCCATTCGGCGATGTACTGTATGTCAAATTCGCACCACCAGCGATTACTCGAATTGCTGGCGTCGGCCCGTCCGACTTCTCTGACTTGACAATCGGGTATACTCAGGTTTACAATACCAGTATTGTCCTGACCACGCGTACCAGCTAGGAGCAGATATGAATGATGCCGAGCAAATGGCGGAAGAAGTACTTATCGCTCACCAGCGCAAAGACATCAGTGGTTGCATCTGTGGCTGGAGTGAACTGGGAAGATCTCACCCGAGGCATCAGGTAGAGATGATCAAAGAGGCTGGCATTGAGTTGCGAGAGTACTAGCTAGGAGCCTAATGGCCAGCACGGACACGAGCATCGGCATCATCGGTGGACTTGGATTGCCTCCTTCCAACGTCTACAGCTACCCTCCGATCTTTCCGACAGTCGGCGTGCCAGCTGATGAGGTAATCGCTGCTTTGACGTCTGGCGTGGTGCAGATCCGGCGCCGGGTCGAGATCTACCAGGGCGACGGCATCACGCCGATGGCTATCTCTGACTGGAACGGTCGGCTGGTCGATGGCAGCGTTACTGTCGACGGCACTCGTGACGAACGTCGAATGATGGATATCACTCTGGTTAATGACGATGGCGCGCTGAACGAGGACCCCTACGGGGGTTTCTGGTATGACAACATCCTCAAGGTATTCTGGGGCATCGAGTACTACCACGCTGAGACGTCAGCTGAGTTGGCCTCATCGAATGCTCCTGCCTTGCTGCTGTCGGTGGATGGTGGCTTCGAGTCGGGCGTCACTGGCTGGGTACCAGGCGGTGGTACCTTTGTCTCGACAAACGCGTTCAAACATTCAGGTACTTTGTCTGGCCTGATGACGACGACTGGCTCGCCTGCCCAGACGACGGCACGAGCTCCCTTTGTGGCTGTCACCAGGGGGCAACTGCTTAACCTCTCTGGCTGGGTCTACTCGACCGGCACGCCCGGCAACGTCAAACTGACCGTCGACTGGTACGACCGGTATCTGAATCTAGCCAGCTCGGTCAGTACGACGGCGATCACCTTGGTTGCCAATACTTGGACGTTTATCTCCGCCAACTTCGCTGTACCTGCTGGGACGGTATACGCGCAGGTTGGTCCGACCATCTCTGGTAGTCCGGTAGCTGGCACACTGCTATACCTTGACGACTTTAACTTTGGCTACTACAACGCGGTCCAGTCGATCGCACAGCAACGCCCTACTCTCAAACGATGGGAGATGCAGGTAGGCGAGTTCATGATTGACTCCATCGACATGGATCGCTTCCCGAATACTGTGCACGTGACCGGGCGAGACTATGCGAAGAAGTGTCTCAACTCTGACATCACTTCTTCTCTGGAGTACGGTACGACTTACTCGGCCGATCAGATTATTCAGGGACTCGCGGCTAATGCGGGCGTGACGAAGTTCCGACTGCCTGCCACTGGACTGTTCTTTGACGATGCGACCGTCTTCGATGTTGGTACAGCTCGCTGGGCAGTGATGGAGACAGTTGCGACAGCTATTGGCTACGAGATATATTTCACGGCTGATGGCTACCTGACGATGCGGCCTTTTCAAGACCCAGTGCTGTCGCCGCTAGTGTACAGTATTCACAAGGGTCCAGGCGGAACGATGGTCAGTTACAAGAAGACCGGCGACGACTCGCTCCTTAAGAACCACGTGATCGTGATTGGCGCTACTGTCACCGATGATAGCGGTTTGAGTACTACAGCATATGGCGAGGCGATTAATACAGACCCGTCCTCGCCTACCAACACCACTCGGATGGGAGATCGGGTCTACCCGTTCACTTCAGACTTGCTTACTACTACAGCAGACTGTCAAGCATTGGCTAACAGTCTGTTGCGGGTCAATGGTCTTGAGGAGTTCTCCATTGACTTCTCGACCCTAGTACTGCCGTGGATTGACGCGAATGACATCATCGAGGTGATCGATCCGAGTGGAAGTACTTACATTCCGACGAGATTCCTGCTGAGTTCCTACACGCTGCCACTAGGCCTTGGCGCGATGACTGGAACCGCAAAGAGGGTCACGATTGTCGGTACATCTGCAGTGACGGGAGCGACAGCATGAGTCAGCCAGTAGATACCTCGGGGATGAACGCGCCTCCGGATATCATGGGGTTTGACGACCCAGTCATCGCCGCAAAGGCGCGAGACATCATGACCACTCATATTGAGAAGGTCTCAAACCGGATAAATCCGCCGTCCAAGAAGGGACGGGTCGTTTCCATTGACTTCGTTAACTACAAGGCGCAGGTTTGGTTTCCGTCAGATACTCAGCCAATTCCAGTCAATGGAAACGACCCG